TGCTGGATACTATTTAGTCTCAGGACAGATATTTAGCAATGTTGGACCAAATGGATTTTTAGCATCAATAGCAAAAAATAATATTCAACATTCATTTGGAACACAAGATGTTGGACAATCATATAGGTCGGTTGTATCTGATGTAATTTATTTAAATATTGGTGATTTTATTGAACTTCACGCTTACGCCGGAGTAGCAACAACTATACAGACTAGTATTGCAGATACATATTTCTCAGGTTGCCTAATCCGCTCTGTATGAACAAGCACCTAGCAGGTACAATAGAACTATATGAAAGAAACAAGCTCGACTTACAAGAACTCATCACATGGCATCTTTGCCACGGTGTGGTTATTTGCGACAAGCATTCTTTCGCGTTGTGCTACTACTCTGACTCAAACAACCCCGAAGAAGCACGGGAACACCATGATTCCAACACGTTGTTTGTCACCATCTGCACGGGAAATATGCGGAACGCACTCGCAAAGTTCGTCCCCGATTTCGATTACATATCATTTCAACGAGACTTCAAGCAATCTCCCCATGTCAGGGTTTACGACATTCTAAAATTCTACAAAAAACTCAAACAAGATCATGGGTAAAACTAAAAAAGTCAAAGCTCCCAAGGCTAATTACGGTGCTGATATTAACAAGTTGCTCGGTGCATACCAGCAATCTATGCCTAGCACAATGGCGTTTGAAGGTCAGTACCGTCCGCAGTTCCAAGGACTAAATCTAGGTGACATCTCGGCGTTTACGCAGGGTGTAGGTGGGCAGCAAGGTTACTACGGACAAATGCGTGGTGCTACGCAAGAAGCGGGACGGCAACTTGGTGAGGCTCGATCCGCAGAGTTGGGTCAGATGACTGGTCAAGCAGGTCAGGCACGGGGTCTATTGCAAGCAATGTCACCAGAGGCAGCGGCACGGGTACAGCAATCGCAGGAGCAAGCACTACAGGCGCAGGGTCTGGCTGGGTTGTACCAAGGTCAAAGCCAAGGGTACGTTAACCAAGCCGACACGTTGGGCAACGAGGCATTCGCTCGCCGTGGGTACTTGTCCCCAGAGCAGATGCGTAACGCGCAGCAGGAGGCCCGTGGGAGCGCGCAGGCGGCAGGACGTATCGGTGGCAACCTTGGTATAGCCAGTGAGATACTAAACCGTGAGAATGCACTCGCATCGCGTCGAGGAGAGGCAGCAACAGCGGGTCAAAGTGCCTTCAACCAATTCCAAGCACAGCAAAGCACAATGGGTAACCTTCGCGGTGAGGCGCAGAACGCTAACCTCGGTGCTTACAATATGGGTCAGCAATTCTATAGCCCTGGGTTACAAATGCTAGGGTCAACACCACTAAGCTACCAAGCTGGTCAGCAACAATTAGGCGTTGGCTTGCAACAAATCGGTCGCGGTACACCTGGGCTATTCGACGCAGGACAAGCACTCAACCTTGGTGCAACCGAACGTAGCAACCAACTAGCGGCACAACAGGCAAACGCACAGATGAAGGCACAGCAAAACGCTGCAACACTTGGTCTGGTTGGAGATGCTGTTAAAGGCGCAACTTCTATGTTTTCTTTTGGAGCGTAAAACTTTCGTACAATATTATGGCACTATTAGGAGCATCAATTGACCCCAGCCTGTTTAGACAGGACTACTCTGGGTTTGTAAACGCAGCGAACACCAACGCTAACGCAATAACGGGGCTAGGGCAGACTATTGCTGGAGGAATTGAGAGATACGGAGAAGAAAAGCAAAACCGTAAAAAACTTGATGCTAGTATCAAAGCAAGTGTCACGGGTATTGAGAGTGCTATCAAAATGGGCAAAAGCCTTGGTATTGATATTGAATCAAGTTTGTCTCCGTATTTAGAAAAAATAAATGATCCTAATATTTCTCCTATTGAAGCAGCAGCTTATGCCCAACAAGCGTCTTCTTCAATTGGTAATGTTCTAACATTTGGCATGAAAGCCAATGATATGGATATTGAAAGAAGGAAACTAAGTCAAGACGCAGCATACAAAAATGAAGAACTTAGAATTTCGCAACAAAATGCAAATTCAAGAGCCGCAGCAGCGGCGGCAACAGGAAACAAACTAGGTGATATTGTTCCAGTTGCAACTCCAGAAGGAACGAGGCAAATGGTACGCAATCCAAAAACTGGTGTACTTGAGCCAATTCAAGTTGCTCCTCAATCTACGTCTGGAATTGGTGGATTACCCACACCACTCCAACCTTTCGCTAATGATTTCAACGTATTAGGAAATAAATACGGAGTAGACCCTACTCTCTTGGCGGCAATTGCAATGCATGAAACTGCAAATGGAACATCTTCAGCTTTTCGTAAGAAAAATAACGCAATGGGTGTTTCTGATGCTTCTGGGCCTGTTGAAATGGGAAGTGTGTCACAATCCATTGAAAAAATGGCATCACTTATTGGAAGTGGAATAAATCAAGGAACTGGGCCATATGCAAACGTGAAATCTATTGAAGATCTTGCAAGCGTCTACGCTCCTGTAGGTGCTGGTAATGATCCAAATAATTTGAACAAATCTTGGACTCAGGGCGTTTCCCGCAATATTGAAATGCTCACTAAAGCACCAACTCAAGATCAAACAACAGATTTTGGGTTTACACCAAACAAACCCAAAGAAGCAGTTAAAATTGTAACTGGCGAAGAAGCTAAAGCTCTTGGACTTAAACCAGAAAATACTTACGAAGCTAAATTTGTAAACGGAGAACCTACTGGTTATACCGTGTTGGATAAAGCCGCAATACCAACTGCTGATGCTGAAAAAGCTAATGAAGCATCTTTAAGAGCTGCATCAGATGCTGCGTATGCAATTAAAACAGTAAACGAATTAACTTCTTCACCTGGTTTCTCTGATGTTTTTGGAGTAGGTATTGGATTAAAGTACGTACCTGGAACTGCTGGATTTGATGCTGATGTATCAAGAAAGGCAATAGTTGCATTAGCTACCACTGACTCGATGAGAAAATTCCAAGGATTGGGCTCAATGTCTGATGCTGAATTTTCTGTTGCTAGATCAGCAGCAACACAAATTTCGGAGGGTGGACTTTCTGAAACAAAAGCAGCAGAAGAGTTGAATAGGCTTAGGGATTATTTCTCTACTTCAATTAGAAGAGCAGAAGAATTAGGTCGCATTCCCAAAGGGACTTCTGATAAAATGATTAGTGAAGCAATGGCTGGAATGAACAAAACTAGTGATAGTGAAACAACGACTCCATTGACTGCCGCTCAAAAACTCAAAGCAAAAATTCAATAATAACATGGCTGAACAAGTTGATCCAGAAGTCAGCAAACTTGAAGTTGATGCGTTAAATGAGTACTTTGCTGGAGAAGCAAAGAATATTGAATTAACAAAGAACAACTATCTTCCCCCAAATTGGCAGGATCTTGATCTAAATGATCCAAGGATAACTGCTGCACCGTTTAAGTTGCAACCATTCACAACTGAAGAGGGAATGAAAGCTCGTGGCATTCTGGATGCTAATGGCGAAGCAACGCAACTTGGTGAAGATTACTTACTGCTTGAAGAAAGAGGACTTTTTAAGGATGGAGAACTTACGGAAAAAGGTAAGGCTTTTACAACTGAAAACGAAATATATGACACCGTAAATTTTGTTGAGAAGAACATGGATGCTAGTCAACTTGCTCAAGAGGCAAGACTACATTCAATTCGTGAGGAAGCAGGTCTTACCAAAGAAAGCATGGTATCAGAAGATGGTATGCTTGCTGACTTCTGGAATGGAATCAAAGGATTGGCGACTGGTGCTGATACAATTTTACGAGGCACAGTACCAAACTCAAGTGATCTAGCAAAAAATAGAATTCCTAAAGATGCATCTCTTCTAGAGGCCATAAGTGACATGATGGCAAGCGGAAAGTCTAAAGAAGAAGTAACAACAGCAAGGGCAGAAGCTGCAAGCAAGTTTGTGGGTGGATCTGCAACTGGTCTTGTAAAAGGTGCTGAACTACTTCAAAATTTAGGAGCGAATGTTGGCGAAGCACTAGGACTTTATTCACCAGAAGAAGCAAAAGCAGGTAAGGAGCAAGCATCCTATAAAACAGAGATGTTTAAGCGAACCTATGCTGGTATTGATGCAGCAGAGTTTGCATCTCAAGTTGGGCTTGCCGAAGAGGTTGGTAACGCTGTTTTTGAAACAAAAAAACAATACGATGCTCAATATGGTGAAAAAGGAACAGAAGAATTCCAAAAAGCATTAAATAACTATGGATCTGTGGGTACTGTTGCGGGAGATCCAATAGCTCTTGCTATCGGTGGAGGTGTTGGAACAGCTATCGGCTTGGTTAAATATGCCAATGCCGCAAGAAACGCCACCAAAATAGCACAAGGTATGGCGGCAGTAAATGCTGGTAATTCATTACTCAAAGCTAAACCAATTGCTGAAGCTGCATTTATTGAATCTCAAACAGCTATAACTAATGCAAACAAACTTCTTGATGATGCTTTTAAAACTGGAAATCCAGAACAATTTGCATTAAGATCAGGAGAAGTAGCAAAAGCTACACAAGCGGCAAAACAAACAGAATCTACTCTTGCAACTATCAATGAAGGTATTGCTAACGCCTCAACATTTGCAAACAAGGTTGAGATAGGATTGGATAGTGCAAGAACTGTTCAAGACGTTGTTCGCGGTGCAGGTGCAGCAACAATGGGTAAAGCCGCAAGCGTATTGGATTCTGTTGGCAACAAGGCCGCAAGCCTTAATGGTTTTGTGAAAGTAATAGAGAGAAAAATGGGTATAACCAAAATACCTTGGCTAGTCAGGGTTCTTGCCTCTGTTCCATATTCACAAGTAGCTATACCATATCTTGGAGCAAGAATTGGAATTGCTGTTGCACCCAAAGTTCTTAAAAACGTGTCTAAATTCGCCTCAGTTATGAGCGAAGAAATGGTAGAACGTACTAGCTCAACTCCATTCTTTAGACGGGTTGCTGCTAACGAAAGGGTTGGTGGACTGGGTGGTGCATTAGCAACCATTGCAGACTACTCCTCACCGCTTGCAAGGGGCGTTGCTAGAGCTACAGTTGGAACAGCTATAGCAGCACCAGCAACGCTTGCTTACAATGCTATTAACAGCAAAGGTGTTGATGAGGAAACTCTAGCACTTGCTGGAAGAGACGCATTAGTATTTGGTGGTCTAGGTAGGCTTGTTGGAGGCAGAAAAGACTTTAGTCAAACCAAGATTGACGAGATGGTCAACTACCGCAATAAACTTACCCCAGAAAATCTTGCGATATACGATGGTATCAAAGATCGCGGAATGAGGACATTTGTTTCCTCTCTTGATGCAGCATACCCTGGTTTCTTTGAATGGGAATTTAAGAATAGCGGAAATAACTTTTTTGACCCAGCATCAAGAAAAGCAGTTGTTAATTTAAATGATCGGGCTGGATTTTTAAAAGCAGTTGCGGCACATGAAGTTGGACACATGATTCAATTTAGGCACAATAACAATGACATGATTGTCTCAAGAATGCTTGGAGACGAAACACAAAGCGGCCTTGTAAGGAACGTAGATGGAACGCTAGATCCAGAGTTCAAAGCATGGGGCGACGAATACAATAATCTTAGGAGGGATAACGACATTGCTCCAGCAGGTCTTGAAGAACTAGCTATTGAGTTCTATACCGATAATGGCGTTAGGGCATTGGTTGAAGACGTATCAAGCGGTAAGTTATTCCAACAATCAAGAAAGACTCCATTGAGACGGGATATTGAAAATAGTTTTAAAAACTTGTTTGCCTCTGCACCGATTGTTAAAAACCTACACTTTAAGTTTGGTGGAGCAACGGATGCGGGTGGACGTATGGTAATGGGTACAGGGTTACTTGCAGACGGCATGAGAGAACTGCCAGAGGTCAAGGAGATGCTTAGACAGGCATACAAGGATACTGCTGGGAAACCATTGAAACAAGTCAACAACAGGGTTCTAGATGTTAAATCTACTAATCCTAGCCACTACGAAGCAAGGGAAACAATCAATAAAACTAATAAAAGGATTGTTGATGCGGGAGAGAAGTTGCCAGAAAATATAATAGTGGTTGACTCAAATGGCAATGGACGAGGACAACTTAGTATTGATCATTTCAAAGATCTTGAAGAGCGTGGCGTTATTGATAATGGCACATTTGGCATGGCTGCAATGCTTCAAGAACAAATCAATAGTGAAAACAAGTTTGCCGTAAGCACGGTAAACAAGCCAATCGAACAAGGAAGATCAGTTCAAGTTGAAGGATTGGCAGAAGGCCTTGTTGTGCCAACTGGATGGGTTTCTCGCAATGGCAGATTATATCTGGAAGCTATGGATCTAAAGCAGTTGGAAAAAAACGTACAACGCGCAGTTAAGAATCCTATTGCAAAAAAACTCAACTTGAATAGGCAGCAAATTCTTGATGACATCCAAGAATCAGTTGCGATACAAAACAAGGGTCAGTCTACGGATGCTTACTATAAAAGCAAAGATCCTAAAAATTGGGAGCGGCGTAAAAACTTCATCAACTCAGTTCTTGGATTGCAGACAAAGAAGCAACTTACAATAAACCCGTTGATGAGCAAGGTGTCTCCAGACTTAGAATCTGGCATATTTAGAACATTTGCTTTTGATCGCTTACAAAGTGCAATCCAAACAAATAGCAATGTAAGCATACCATTTGGTGCTAATTCTTACTACGCTATCCGTGATAACTTGTTGCCGCAATCTCCTCGCTTTAACCGCAACGGAGAACTTGTGCCAGAGACAAGTAAAATTAACTACCTGCCAAATAGTGTTTATGAGAAAATTATGTCAAAGTATAAAGACACTCCAAGTACGGCAGTTACTGAAAATAAAAGAGTCTACTCACCAATTGTTCGTGACCTACTTCAGAGGAGGAAAGCTGGAGAGGAAATTCCTAAGGTAGTCATGGATCGTGCAATTAATGAGCATTTCCCATCTTATAAAGTAGAAGTTCCTAAATCACCATCTGATCTTCCTTCTGAAGCTAAAGTACTAGCTACTATTGATAAAGGTCAAAGAAAAAAACATTTACAAACAATTAAAGAAGCAGGTCTTCCCAAAGAAGGTGAGAGTATAATGGTTCGTCAAGATGTTCCATCGATGACTAAAAAAGGAGTAGGTGTTGTAACAACAACAACAGATAATGGAACTTTATATCGTCCAAGCACTAGGATATCAAAACCTAACTTCATACTAAATGAAGTGCAAACCGAGAAGATCGGTATGGGTGGAGATAAACAACCACACATTGTAGTTAAAGGTAAATGGATGGAAGACCAAAGTTTCCCTGAAAACTTATCAGAATGGACTCAAGTTGGATTCAATCCAGATAGACATTCGTACTATTACGAACGTGGGACTAATAGGATGGTTATTAGTGGAGATGAGGCACTTCAAATTGGTAACACTGTGTTTGTTAATAATCCAAAGTATGGAGACAATCTAGACCCTAATAAACCACTTCGCTATCTGCCAAAGAGTAAATCCAAAACAAACCAACCAGAATTCAGGACTACTCGTCGCAGTGATAAGAAATACAATAATCCTGCCCTTGCCAGAAGCATATCGTCAGCTATAAGTGGTGCTTCAACCAACAAGGAAAAATAACATGAGTGACAACGAACTTCTTGAGATTGACAGTAAACAGGCAATTAAGGAGTTCTTTCTTGAGGTTAAGGAACGTGCGAAGCTATTCCCGCGCAACTCAATCGAGCATTACAATCCAAACGTAGCTGCACAAATCTTATGGATGCTTGCACAAGGTGGACGTATTAGCGTAATTGCTAAGAAGTGCAAAGTATCGCATGAGCTAGTAAGGTCGCTAGAATGGCGGCATAACGACACGCTTGAGTCAAAGCGTAAGGAGTTCTCTAAACGCTACGCTATTGCTGCGGCTGAGTACACCGATCTATTGTTCGAGAAAGCAGAACAATTATCCAACGACCCAGAGCAATTAAAGATGATCTCGCCAGACCGTCTTGCTTTGACTATTGGCATTATGACAGACAAAGCTGGGCAACTATCTGGTATGGCAAGCACAATCGTAGAACATCGTAAGGGTGCAAGTATTGACGATGCTGCTAAGATGATTGCTGAAGCAAAGTCTCGCATTGCCAATAAAATCAAGGAACAAGCAATTGAAGTTGAAGTTATTGAATAATGCAATGGCGTAATCATGCAATATTGCAACCTCCGTCAGACGACGATATCTGTGCAATGGAACCAGATGAGCTTATGGACATCCATAAGGTTTATCACGAAGCTATTGATAACGCCGAAAGAGATCCGTACAGGTATGGATTCAGATTGCCGCATTGGCAAAAAGCAGAAGAGCAACTTTCGCAAGTCTCTGAGGTTCTGGCACTTGGCGGTAATCGCAGTGGAAAAACTGCCTGGGGTTCCTATTGCGTAGTCAAAGCTGCAATTGAAAATCCTAAGTCTGAGATCTTCTGCTTCTCACAAACATCCGAGGTTAGCATACGCCAGCAACAAAGTGCAGTATGGAACTGGATTCCCAACGAGTTGCGTACTAAGCAAACATCAGCAAACGCATACATCTCGTACACTAAAAAGAACGGATTTACAGACAATTCGTTGATTTTCCCCAATGGTTCGCAGATCATTTTCAAGACGTACTCACAGTATCAGAATAATCCGACGATCCTAGAAGGTGCTGAACTTGGCAGCAAAGACCCTAAATGGCACAATATTGGAGTATGGCTCGACGAATACTTATTAGGAAATGAGCTGATTGACACACTTCGATTTCGACTTGCGACTAGAAATTCAAAGTTGCTACTTACTTTCACTCCGATTGACGGATGGACAGAAGTCATCAAGGAGTATCTAGACGGTGCTACAACCATTGAGAACGTCAAAGCTGAGTTGCTAAACGACGAGATCGTTCCATACGTCCAACGCAGTAAGAAGCGCAATGCTAGCGTCCATTACTTCCACTCTAAGGATAACCCATTTGGTGGCTACGAGCGTATCAAGGAAACTTTGATGGGTAGGTCAAGGGAAGAAATACTTATCCGAGCATACGGAGTACCAGTAAAGTCTCATGCTACAAAGTTCCCCCGATTCAACAAGGAAGTCAATGTTGTCAAACCTCAAGAAATACCAACAACCAATGTCACAAGGTATCACATTATCGACCCCGCTGGTGCTAAAAACTGGTTTATGTGCTGGATTGCCGTTGACGAATCAAATACATACTGGGTATACCGTGAATGGCCTGGGGTTGACGTTGGTGACTGGGCTGAATGGCGTGGAGGCAAGTGGGTTGGTGGAGCTGGATCAAAGGGACAAGGATTTGGTATAAAAGACTACGTTGACACAATCCTAGAACTTGAAGAAGGCGAAGAGATATTTGAGCGACTCATCGACCCAAGACTTGGTGCTGCAAAATACCAAGCAGCAGATAGTTCATCGAGCATCATCGAAGATCTGAACGAGCAGGAGATTATTTGCATACCTGCACCTGGAATGGAAATTGATGATGGTCTACAAGCGTTGATCTCAAAAATGTCATGGGATACAACTAAACCCATAGATTCAGTAAATAGACCACATTTCTACGTCAGTTCTGACTGCGAGAACATTATACAAGCACTTTCCGAGTACACTGGCGAGGGTGGATTAAAGGAAGCGTGGAAAGATCCGATTGACGTATTGCGATATGCTGCTATTGCTGGTGTTGACCATGTTGATGAATCAAGGTCTTACTGCACAAGGCAAGGTTCTGGGGGATACTAATACATGAATACAAAACAAGCAAAGAAACGTGGACGACCATTTAAGGTGAAGGTATCAGAACCATTGCCAACAACTGAGGAAACAATCACATTGGATGACAACTATGTTGGTTCATTCTTGGTTATTATGTTATGCCCTAATAAAAGCTGGGTAGGAGTGCGTATGGATGGAGAAAAGGTGTTTGTGAGGTGTCACGCAAACCGATCAGATAAACTACTTGGCAAAACCATCAAAGTAGGTATCATCAAGTCACAAGACGCAGAAGATTTTTACGAACATATTTTATGAGCGACATGACCCACGAAGACGAAGAAGCAATGATTTACGCCGAGGACGAGCCTAATATCAATGCTTTGACAGATGCTTATAACACTTGTTTGCTCAATCTTGAGGAATACTTTGAAATTTGCTTGCGTTCATACAATGATCGTCGCAACATATGGCCTGGGAAGACTGACGATCTACGGAAGAACGATAGCAATGCTTTCCCTTGGACGGGTGCTAGTGATACCGAGGTTAACATCGTTGGCGAGAGGATCAATGCTTTTGTAGCTATCCTAGACCAAGCACTACAACGATCCCACATTAAGGCTTTCCCGACAAGTATGGCATCCATGTCCCGTGCTGGAATGGTTTCGAGCTTCCTTAAGTGGATGAGGTCTTCATACATACCTAATTTCCGTCAAGAAATGGAACTAGGTTCAAATTATCTGCTAGAGAAGGGGTTGATGGTATCTTACGTTGGCTGGAAACGAGAAAAAAGAACATACTTACAACAAGTATCCATACAAGAAATAGCGCAAGTCTCCCCTGATCTAGCGGAACTTATTAGTTCTGGCGTTGATGATACTATGGTTATGGATATGCTAGCTACGGCATTCCCTGACTTATCTAAGAAACGTGCGACAAGGGTTATCAAAGACCTGCGGAAAAAAGGCACAGCATCTGTGTCCATTCCTCGCACAACAGTAGATTGCCCAATGGTGCATTCTTGCGCCCCAGATGGCGAGGTGCTATTCCCAGCATACGTTACCGATCCACAAAGGTCGCCATATGTATTCTGGAGGACATTTCTTACCGCCCAAGAACTTGAGAAGAAGGTCACAAGTGATGGGTGGGACAAAGACTGGGTTGAAAACGCAATCTCCAACCTGCGCGGCAAAGACTCGATGTACCTCGATGGGGAGAAGATTAAGCAAAATACGCGACTACCAATCACAGACGACAACGATCTAATCATGGTTGTGTACGCATACCAACGCTTGATCGACGAAGAGGACGGTAGTGAAGGTATTTACTGCACCGTGTTCCACCCGATGACTGATGACTATGCAAAGCATGAGTTACTGAATGGTTATGACGATTATCCGTTTGTAGTGACTAGGTTGTCAAACGATCAGAAGCGGATGTACGACACACAGACGTTCTCAGACGTTCTAAGGGGCGCACAGATGCAAGTTAAGACAGAACGAGACTCTCGTATTGATCGTGCGTCAATGTCCACCTTGCCACCTTTAATGCACCCTGCTGGACGACCTCCTAGTGATTGGGGGCCAGGAGTCCGTGTACCTTATCGTCGCCTTGGTGAAATCGCTTGGGGGCCGATCCCGCCGAATGATAATAACTCAATGGAGATCGAGCTATCAATGACAAAGCAAGCGGATCGCGCTGTTGGTCTTGACCTTGACAATCCTATCTCAGCATCGAGGCAGCAGTTTTATGTTTCACGTTTTCTAGATCATGTTCGTGACGTTTTAACAATGTCATGGAAGCTCTACCAGCGTATGGGGCCAGATGAAGTATTCTTCCAAGTTACAGGTAATCCTAACCCGCAGACCATGACGAAAGGGAGTCCCGATGAAAACTTCTCAATTGTGGTAAACTTTGACTCGCAATCAAGTGACTCAGAGACGGCATCCGAGCAACTAAAGAACATGGTATCACTAGTGCAAATGGACAAGAATGGTGTTATCGACATTAACAAACTTCTTGAGTTTGCAGCGGCAAGCATCAATCCAATCTTTGCTGACTATGTGTTACAACCAGTTGAAGAAGCACAGCAGAAGGTGGCTAAGAACGTCACTGATGATCTTGCTAAGATCTTTGCTGGTATTGAGGTTCCTGCACAAGCCAACGGAGCGCAGATGGCAATGCAGATGATCCAATCGTATGTCCAGCAACCAGACATTGCACAACGCGCACAATCTGACGAAGCATTTGGTCAACGTCTACAGAAGTACGCGAGCCAATATCAATTCCAGCTTCAACAAATGGAGAACGCTGAGATTGGTCGAATCGGAACAGCTCCAGCACAAATGGGCGGTATGACAACTCAAGGAATGGAACAATAATAATCTTATGAAACAAACGCTATCAAAGGAGACTGGCGTAGCGACAAAAACTCACCAAATAACCTGTCACGCCGCAAATGGAAGTGTAGCGGAAGCAAATCAATGAAATAATATGACACCAATACCGAAACCAACATTACAGCAGGCAATCGACGGCATTAGTGACCGTGACGAGTTCAAAGTAATTGTAACATTCATCCGCGAGGAGCGTGAAAAGTTCTTTGGTGATCTTAGGTCAGCAGAATCATCTAATGACGTTATGAAGATTGCTGGTTCAATTGCAGCACTTGATGAACTGCTTTCAGTCTTGTCTTGACATCATCGTAATCATGTTATAACAAAGTCATGCACGGTTGTTTGTGCGTTTCATTGTTGTTGTGTTTAAAGCCTCCAAGCGTAAAAACTTGGAGGCTTTTTTACGTCTATATCTATACATTGCTAAACTACTTGACATACTAATGATTTAATGATTGACTTCGTGCATCGCCAACGCAAGGCGTAAAACTAGCGTTTATGACTAATAGCACCAATCAAGCCACCGCTGAGGCCACACAATCAGTGTCAGATAACATCTCATTTGAAGAGCTTGTAGCTCGTAGAATCGGGAAAGAAGTTGCACCAGAGACGGAAGAAGAGTCCGAGGAGGAAGCAGTAGATACTGATGACGCTGAACTTGCCAGTCTAGAAGACGGAGATGACGCAGAGGAATCCACTGAAGAATCTGATGACGAATCGGAAGAAACTCCAGAGGAGCATGAAGAAATAGACCTGCTAAGTCTCTCTACAGAGCAGATTCAAGAACTTGCCAAAAAAGGTAAAAGCCGACTACTTCAACGAATTGGAGAGCTTACCGCCCAAAAGCGGAGCCTAGAGGAAAAACTTGCTGCTCAACCCCTGCCAGCACCGCTTGCAAATGGTGACAGAATGCCAGACGACATCCAAGCAATTGGAGATCTAGTGGCACTAAAATCATTCCATGAGGAGATGGCAAGGACGTTGGAGATGACGGATGACATTCTTGACGAACACCAAGATTATGCTGATGACGATATTATCGTTGTTGGTGACAAGGAGTTCCCCAAGTCTAAAATCCGTCTAGCTAACCGAAATTCCAAAAAGGCAATTACCAAGTACATCCCTGCCAGACAGCAGGAGATTGCAAAGATTGCTGAGTACGGAGTGATGGAACAGCAATACTTAGCAGCAGCACAAAAAGAAGTCCCAGACATTACGGATGAAACGTCCGATATTGGAAAGAACTACAAAGCACTAATTTCTGACCCGCTAATTTCTAAAATCAAACGAGACATCCCAGAAATTGGGATACAAATAGAATACATCCTTGCACACGCATCAAAGTCTATCTTTGGAGGTAAAGCAAAATCTATACAAACTGGAGCTGGGAATAAGTTGAAGGTGTCGCCACCCGCTTCCCCAGTTGGTTCTGGTTCGTTAAAGATTAACTCTAGCTCAAAGACAAAGACAAAAGATGCGTACAACAAGTTTGAATCAACAGGATCTGTTGAAGATTGGGTTGCTTCCAGAATTGCTAGAATGAAATAATTTACAGAAATAATATTATGCCTATCTCAAATACATATTCCCCGAATGCCCCAACGGGCAAAACTAGTACTGGTTCCGCAGTATCGAACCGTGAGGATCTCAGCAACGAGTTGAACTTGCTTGCACCAGAAGAAACCCCAATCCTTAGTCTTTGCTCGAAAGGTAAAGCTACCGCTACTTTTAGCGAATGGACTGTGGACTCGCTTGCTGCTCCAGTTACAACTGGTATCTCTGAAGGTTCCGATGTGACCTCGTTTAGCGACAAGTTTGCTGATCGCGCTCGCCTTGGTAACTACGTTCAATTGATGCGCCGTGACTATCTTGTTTCCAACTTGCAACAAGCCGTTACCTCCGTTGGACCTGCAAACGTAGCCCAGGCGGAAGCTAAATCGATGCGTGAAATCAAACGTGACATCGAGGCAACGATTGCTTCTGCTAACGAAATGACCGTTGAAAACGGTGCTGGCACTCCTTACGGCATGCGCGGTCTTGGCAAGTGGATTCAAGTAGCTGCTCAAGCCACTAACCCAGTTCCAGAAGCATACCGCACTCCTACTAGTTCGATCTTAACTGCTACTCTTACAGAAACCACCTTTAATGGTATGATTGGCTCTATCTTCTCCAAGAACGGAGAAATGAACAGCTTAACGCTTGTTGCTAACACCGCTCTTCGTACACTTGTTAGTAATTTTAATCGCAGTCTTGCAGCTACAAATGGTACTTATACCGTTAACCAAGATGCAACCTCAAAAACTATTACCTTGTCTGTCAATATGTATGATTCTGACTTTGGTATGGTGAAAATCCTAAACGGTAATCCATCGTGTATGCCTAGCACAACTAATATTGGTTACGTCCTTAACCCTAAGTATCTTGCTTTTAATACCTTGATCCCAATGGGTGCAACCCGTCTTGAGAACCAAGGTGGTGGCGAGCGTGGATTTGTTGACGTAGCAGGAACCCTGTGCGTTAAGCATCCACAAGCACACGGTAAAATCGCTTACTAATCCTAACTAAAAAGGAAATAAATATGAAAGTTACAATTCAAGAATCGTTTAACGGTTTCACCGACATCTACAAACTGACTGCCGCTGAAATCACATCGCTTACCACTGGTCTGCAACGCACCATTGCTGTCATTCCTCCTGGCGGGGTGGTGACTGCTTGTGCGGTGTATGAGAACGTGGACTTCGCGGGAACATCGACTAACCTCACTCTGGACGTTGGCACTACTGCTGGCGACCCAGACGAGATGATCGACGCTCTCGACCTCGACGGACTGACCAAAGCTGCCTTCAACACTGGAGACGTTCTTATCAATACCGCCGCTGGTTATGTTATCAACAACACGGCATCCGCTGTGCCAATCTTGATTGAGCCTAACTTCACTGGAACAGTGACAGCTGGCGAGTGGTGGATTGGAATTCGCATCATGGATCTTGGACTTCTTGCGTCCAACGCCTAAACCCAAAACTGGGGAGGGAGGGTAAAATCTCCCTCTCCTTTATTTTTTATGTTTGAAAGCGAAGCACTTACTTCAGCACTCGTTAAGGAACTTTGTTCTGGACGGATGCTAAAGGAAACAATGCAAAAAACGCGTGAACAAGCAGCATCTGCTGAAGCACGTTCCATGAAAGATGCTAAATCCATGCTTGGTAGTCCAATCGGAGCTATCCCACAGCATGAATACTTTTTGTTAGCGAATAAGTACGGAAAAGAATGCTGGGATGACCGAGGCTTTGTCCGTGACTTTTTTAAATCACAAACACACTTGAGAGCGGGACATATTTAATATGCAGACGAGAACCTACGCAGACCTATTTGAGCTAGTATCAGCACTCTGCGGGGTCACGTTTGCAACTATAGAAGAACCTCGTATCCGTGCCTTGATGAACCGCAGGGCAGTACGGGCATACAAGTCTAGCAATTACTGGACGCGCTACATCAAGATCGGTGAAGAGCGCAGGTTGTCTGGAGACTCTGCTGCTGTGACCACTACGGTTTCTGGTTCTTCGTATTATATCGCTACCGTTGGTGATACCAACTTCACACTGATCGGTGCTGACAGTAACACAATTGGCGTTTACTTCACTGCAACTGGAGCGGGAACTGGCACTGGTACTGTTTTCCCAGCACTTGACTACTTGCCATACACCCAGACTGGACTGAATACCATTGACTCGTTCCTACGGGTGTTTGTCTACGCTCCGTTTAAGACTATGGGCAGTCAAGAATACCAGTATACTGTTGGTTCTGACGGTGCTGAGTTGATCTCTGGCACTGTGTCCCCATCGTCTGCTTTTGTGGCCTATAAAAGCGTTTTGACCTTTTCCACAACAGCAGGGGCAACTTCACAGTCATTAACGTCATCGTCGTTAATCCCTGAGGAATGGTTTGAATACATTGCACACGGCACATACGCCGATTACCTACGCGCTGAAGGACAGCAGGAGAAGGCAGCAGTAGCAGACGCTGAGGCTAGTGAGATACTACTCGACGAGCTAATGAAGCTAGACGAGCAGCATACCCAGACGTTGATTTCAAACCGCATGTTCACCAATTCAAACATGCAAGTCAGGTGGTAACATGGAATATTCACTTTCAAATTCACTAGTCGGCGGATCGGAATCACTCAACCCATTGGGGTTGTCACTGGACCTGCGATTTGCGGAGGACAAGAGTCTTACTGCTCGCAAAGGACCGACTCCAACTTTTACTCGGGCAAGTACCGCTACATACTATGGTCCGCTAATTGATGTTGGTGTGTATACTTTGCAAACAATAGGTTTTTTGAGTGACCGAGCGGAGTGGTTTGTTACAGATGGAACGGATTCGATTAATGTTTATTATAGTGCTGGTAGATGGCGAGTCGAGATTTATATTGGAGGAGAATTCAATTCTTATCAAGCAGCAATTGGTAGTGAGTTTAGACCAGACGAAGCAGATTGGAGTGATGTGCCTACTAGCGTGACAGTACAGACTAGTGCGGCGTATGGGCTTGTGCTTGCAGCAACAAACGAACCTCGTTTTGACCATAATACAAGTACGTTTGTATGCAAAGGACTGCTGATCGAGGAACAAAGGACTAACTTGGTATTCCCAAGTGCAACCTTAACCACCCAAACTTGTACTGTTACAGCAACACCTCACACGCTTTCATTTTACGGAACTGGAACGGTTGTTTTGTCAGGAGTTACTGGTCCAACAACAGTCAATGGAACAGGATCTTTCCCAACAAAAACTACACTTACATTTACGCCTACTGCTGGCAGTCTTATTTTAACAGTTACAGGAATTGTAGAACTCGCACAACTAAGCAGGAGCTTTTGCAACGTCCTACATCCCGACCACCACAGCGTCCGTGGTTCGCAGTGTCGATCTTTGCAGTATTACGGGGAGTGGTTTTACATCGATTTACAACGAATCTGAACATAGTTTTTTTGTTGAAGCGTTGGCTATGAGTCACGCAAATTTTGGTTCTTATGGAGGGTTTGATAATGGATCTGCTGAACAGTCTATTATTGCTGGGTTCCCGACACCTAATAGTGTAAACTTGTGGGCAGTTGATAATTCCGTAGCTCAGCAAGTAAGTTTAGTTGTAACATTAAATCAAAACAATAAGATTGCGGGTGGATCTAAATTGAATTCTTTTCAAATCGCAGTTAACAATACATTGGGAACTGAGGACACTAGCGGGACTATGCCAACCGCAACTGGTTTTAAAATCGGAAGATCTTGGAACAATACTACAATTAGCGGAACATACGTTCAATTTAAAGTATTCAAGAAACGTCTAACCAACGCAAAACTTCAATCGCTTACACAATGACCGACTACATTTTAAAATTCCCATCGAAATCAATCGCTGAACAATTCGGCATCGCCAACGGGTTCTCCGAGGAGGTCGATGGAGTTGTCCAGACAACATTAGCATCTCACGAATACGCACTTCACGAAATCGGTGAGCATAACGGAACTGACTTCTGGGTTCTCTTTCGTGACATTGTAGGCATCCCGATTCCAGAAGGTGGCGAGCAGTTTATTTTTTGGTGTTCTGAATGGACTGTCCAAAACGAAGCAGGCGACGAGATACTTGTTCCAAGACCTAAATTGAATCCAGATGTTCCTAATGTTTTTTGGGCGGATAATAGTATTTCGCCGAAATTATTAAGATCAACAATAGTTTCACCACAAGTAATTAGAAGACTATGAAGTCATTAATTATAGCATTATTCTTTTCATCATACTCGTTCGCCGAGCGCACAGTGACCTTTGCATGGGACGCTACGTCGTTCCCCCTGCACCAACGATCCCCAAAGGATTTCGTATTTCAAAAATCGTCCGTACCACTACCGCTACACCTAAATGAATCCATTTGACCAAGCCGATCTTGGAACAAAATTTATGTATGGCATTGGTGCTCCAATCGCCGGACTGTTTCTCAACATCGTCCCCGCCGAAATAAACCCGTGGTTGCAAACCGTGGCGCTCTTAACGGCAATTATCGTATCGGTGCTTTCAGCATTGTCGATAATTCGGCAAAATATTAAGTAGTTGACAACAATTTCAAAATACACTAAACCATGAATATGAATACGACAATCGTAGGACTACTCGCAGCGGTATTTGCCGCCATCCAGAGCATCGTGCAACAAGGCAACAGCATCGAGGATTGGAAAACATGGGCGTTACCAGCAGCACTTGCGGCACTAGGCTTTCTAGCTCAAGACCAAAAACCACCAACGGCATGAGATCTGACTCAGCACTGCCAGGCTTATTCATGCTGCTTGCTCTGGCAGGCATTGCAATCTTTGCCGTGACCTGCTCGTCATGTGCTACCAGCGAGGCTTTCCCATTCCGTGGTGAGTTTGGCTATTCCCCATCGACGGGGCAGTTTGACGTACAGTTTAAATCGAGCAAGTAAGCTCACATAGTCGCCATGAGACGCGAAGCCATCATTGATATCCAGCACAAGATTGGAGTAGTCCCAGATGGTTTCTGGGGCGTTAAATCCATCGAGGCTTGCCAACGTCATTGCCGTAGGCTTATGCCGATACCTAACCCGTGGCCAGCACAGTCTGAGGCTGCATTGATTGGCTTCTTTGGTATGCATGGCAACGAGGACAAACTGGTCAACCTATACGTTGGTGATCTAGACGTTCAATACGATGGCGGCAAGGTTAAAACCGTGCGTGTCCACAATAGGATTGCCGCTGCCCTCAGAAGGGTGCTAGAAGAGGTTGCTATCGTCTCGCCTGAGACTTTGCGGGAATACTGTGGCGGGTACAACAACCGCCCTATGAGGGGGCTTAATAAGCCTTCCTTGCACTCCTACGGTGCTGCTGTAGACTTTCGTGCGTATAACAACGGGAACCACCAGCATTGGCCTGTATCGGCTGATATGCCATTTAAGGTGATTGAGGCTTTCTCCCGCGAAGGATTTCTCTCAGCAGGTGCTTTCTGGTCTAGGGACGCAATGCATTTTCAAACAACAACTTAATATGGTACTTCCCAAAAAGGTAACGATTGGTGGCGTTACTTTTAGGGTAAAGCGTACCAACAGCGTGGGACAACCTAACTAAAAAACATGGCATATAAACGATTCCTAGTCTGCGCCGATAATCATGGTCATTTGGTCGATGCCGACGCTATGATTAAACTGATGGCGTTTGCCGATAGTTGGAAACCACACTACCGCATTCATTTAGGTGACTTGTGGGATTTTTCTCCATTGCGGAAAGGTGCTTCGCCAGAGGATCGGGCTGAGGGCATATCTATGGACTACCTTGCTGGCATGAAGTTCCTCGATGCTTTTAAACCAAACTACCTGACCATCGGCAACCACGATGATCGTATCTGGCTAGGTATGCACAGCGGTGACGGTATTCTACAAGAGCGGTGTGCTGAGTTGGTAAAACACTCTGAGGAGCAATTTAAGAAACGCAAGATTACATGGTGTCCGTACCATGTTTCAAAGTACCTGCAAATGCCAGAGGGCGGCCCTAAGCTACTGCATGGTTTCCGTGCTACGATGTACCCTGCTAGGTCGCACTATGAGAACTGGGGTAGCTGCTTAGTTGGTCACGTCCACAAGCCAGACATTTACTCAGCGAGGCACATCGACGGCTCACAAGCGTTTAGTCTAGGGTGCATGGCTAATATCGACGCACTAACCTACGCAGACCGTCATGCCGCAAAACTATCGTGGAGAAATGGCTTCCTTTATGGACTAATCAACGATAAGACTGGTGCTTGGAACGCTTGGAACGTAACAAAAGAAGGTAGCGATTGGATCTCACCACAAGGAATTTTATGAAGTATCTATTTATATTGCTGCTAGCAGGGTGTGCTACAACGCCCAAAAATCCTGAGAAGTATATTGAATGGGAAAACAACTCATGCCTACCCACAGCAATTACTATGCACTATGGGCT